AGAGGCTTGTGAGTTCCATGCCCCGAACGTATGGTGGCACGGTATTGCCGACTTGGTTGTATTGAATGAAGAAAAGGGTTTGGCGCATTCTGCCGACTACAAAACCAGCAAGAGTGCACGGTACGCGGACACTAAACAACTCGACTTAGTGGCGGCTGGCCTTTTTGCCAAGTTCCCCAAAATCAACCGAGTGAAGTCAGCCTTGATCTTTACGGTAAGCAAGGAGTTTGTGAAGGCCGAGCACCACAGAGAAATGATGCAAAAGTACCTAGAAAAGCCAGCAATCAGTGTTGCACGGATTGAGGCGGCGTTGGAAAATGGGGTGTGGAATCCTACCAGTGGGCCGCTGTGTAAGTTCTGCGCAGTCAAACAATGCGAATACAACAGGAGTTGAAATGACAGAAGAAGAGAAAAACGCGGCGGCGGCTTACATAAAGTTGCAAGACGATGTGAAAGAATTGGTCAAACAAAAGCTGATTGAGATTCTTGGAGTTTACGACCATGATCTTGTGAAAAGAATTCAAGACGTTACTCTTGGTAACCAAGCTTTCGATATTCGTGTAAAACAAGTTATTACCAACCAAATGCAGAGGTAATCATGCCCTACGTAAACAAACCTAGACCGTATAAGAAAGAATATGAACAGCAAAAAGCAAGAGGTGAATCTGATACACGACTTGAACGCCAACGAGCAAGAAGTGAGATGGACAAGAAGGGCGTTGACCGTACTGGAAAAGACATCGACCATGTGGTTCCCTTGTCCAAAGGGGGGAGCAATGCTTCAGGAAATCTTAAGCTCAAGACCCCAAGCGCCAATCGTTCGTTCAGCCGCAATTCAGACCATACTGTTAAAACCAACAAACCAAAGAAAAAATGAACTTATCAGAGTATGAGTGGCCCCGTCCCCACGGGTTCACCCCATTTGAACATCAGAAGACTACAGCCGAGTTCCTAACGACCAACAACAAGGCGTTCTGCTTTAACGAGCAAGGTACAGGCAAGACAGCATCAGTGATTTGGGCAGTTGATTATTTGATGCAACGAGGATTAGTGAAACGAGTGTTAGTGATTTGTCCGTTGTCGATCATGAAGTCGGCATGGCAACAGGACTTGTTTAAGTTTGCAATCCATCGCACGGTGTCGATTGCACACGGTTCAGCTAAGAAGCGCAAAGAAATCATCAGTGCAGGGTCAGAGTTTGTCGTCATTAATTTTGATGGGGTTGGAATTGTTAAGAACGAACTGCTCAAGGGCGGGTTCGATTTGATTGTGGTAGATGAAGCGTCAGCGTATAAGAATGCTCAAACCGAGCGGTGGAAAGACCTGCGTGACTTGACAAAAGTTATACGTGGGTTGTGGATGTTGACTGGAACTCCCGCCGCGCAGTCCCCTGTAGATGCTTACGGATTAGCAAAGTTAGTGAACCCCACCGGCATACCCATGTTCTTTGGGCAGTTTAGAGACAAGGTAATGCTTAAGGTCAGCGATTACCGCTGGATACCACGTCCCGAGTCCAAACACATTGTTCATAAGATACTTCAGCCAGCTATTCGATTTGAAAAGAAGCAATGCCTTGACCTACCCCCTGTGACTTTCGTTGACCGTGATGCCCCGCTGTCGCCTCAACAGATCAAGTACTACAACGTACTCAAGAAACAGATGTTGATCGAAGCCGACGGAGAAGAAATATCTGCGGTCAATGCCGCCGTCAAGCTCAGCAAGCTACTCCAAATATCAGGTGGCGCTGTGTATACGGATACTGGAGAAGTCCTAGAGTTTGATGTATCTGGCAGATTAAACGTGGTGCAAGAAGTCATTGAGGAATCAAGCCAAAAAGTGCTGGTGTTTGTACCCTTTACCCACACCATTGAGCTTCTAGAAAAGCACTTAAAAAAGCACAATATAAAGTGCGAAATTATCAATGGAGATGTGAGTGTCAATAGACGTTCTGAATTGGTAAAACAATTTCAAGAGGACGTACACCCCAAGGTTCTTATCATACAACCGCAAGCGGCATCCCACGGGCTTACCCTAACTGCCGCCGACACAGTTATTTGGTACGCTCCATGCTCAAGTGTGGAAACATACCTACAAGCCAATGCTCGAATCGACCGACCCGGTCAGGTCAATCCAATGACAGTCGTGCATATAACAGGCAGTCCAATAGAGACAAAGATGTACGCCCACTTGCGGGGAAACATTGCGCACCACACCAAAATAATTGATTTGTATAGGCAAGAAATTATTTTAGAAAGTACTTGACATTGTCAAGGTCTGTGATAGACTGACCCCCCCGAAACAAAAAGGAGCTAACTATGGACGCTACAGTTCAGGACGAAGTCACCACTTCTCCTGTCCCCCTCGATAAGCTGACCGCTATCTATATCAAGATGCGCGATGCCAAAGACACCCTCACTTCCAAGTATAAAGCCGAATACGCCGACATCGAAGAGCAGATGGCGGTGCTCGAATCGGAGATGCTTGAGGTTTGTAAAAACATGAATGCCGACAGCATTCGCACAAAAGCTGGCACGATTATCCGTTCCGTAAAGTCACGGTACTGGACGAATGATTGGGATTCTATGTACGACTTCATTGAGGAGACCGGTGCATATGGCCTGCTAGAAAAGAGACTTCATCAGACAAACATGAAAGAGTTTCTTCTCGAGAATCCTGACCTTCTGCCGAGAGGCTTGAATGTCGAAAATCAATATACCGTGGTAGTTAGACGTTCTAAGGAAAATTGAAAAATGAGCAACATCACTTTGTTAAACCAAGACCTCCCCGACTTCCTGCAAAGCGCTGGGGTTAGTGAGCTTACAAAACAACTCGCTGGTCGCACTGGCGTTAAACGAATCGTCCCCAAAAACGGAATTTTCCGCAAAGTTGTGGGCGGTGAAGAAATGGGTAAGGTCAAAGGCGACTTAAATGTTGTCGTTGTCAATGCTTCTCCCAAAGTTGGGCGTATTTTTTACGCAAAGCAATGGAGTGCCGACGCCGAGCCAACCGCACCTGACTGTTTCTCCAATGACGGCGTTGCCCCTGATGACGGTTCCGCTAATAAGCAATCTGACCGTTGTGACTCATGCGAACAAAACATCAAGGGTTCGGGCATGGGTAACTCTAAGGCTTGCCGCTACTCACGCCGCATCGCAGTTGTGTTGGAAGAAGACTTCGGTACTTCTATTGAAGGTTCTGTTTACCAAATGAACTTGTCTTCTAAGTCTTTGTTTGGTGACAGCGTCGGTGACAATACCCACCCCTTTGAGAGCTACACCAAGTACTTGTCCAATAACGGCAAGAGCTTGGACTATGTTGTTACTCAGTTGAGCTTCAATGAAGATAACGACAACCAGTCTATTTTGTTTACGCCGACTCGCTTTATCAACAAGGGTGAATACGCAGTGACCAGTAAAGCCGCCGCATTGCCCGAGACGCAGAAGCTGGTTGTGATGACCCCGTACCAAGCCGATACATCAGGCCGTGCAACCAAATTGGAAGCACCTAAAGCCGAGGCCCCTAAAGCCAAAGTGGAAGTTGAAGAAGATGACGCAGTTGAAGTGCCTAAGAAACGTGAATCCAAGAAAACTGTTGAAGCTACACCCGCATCCAAGAAAAGTTTGGACTCCGTGGTTGCGGCTTGGACGGAAGAGGAGTAACGCATGACCTACGGTTACAGCCAAAAATTAGTTGAGGCCAACAAAAGGGCTAACGCTGATTCTTTAGGTGTAGCCTTGGGTCGCTTCTGTATAGCGAAGGAGATTACTGCTACGCAAGTGGCGGTAGAGCTAGGGGTCAGCCGCATGACGGTTTACAACTGGTTTTGGGGTGAGTTCACTCCGTCTCCTGCCTACGCTGGACAGATTGAGCGTTTCATGGCACGGCATAAAAAACACAAATAACAATGTCCACATTTGATTTGCTTGATACCGTCTTACCCACGGAGGGGCGGTACTGCATAGTTGGCATAGGTAAATATGTCGATCAGCGTTTTGCAAACACAAGGGAAGAAGCCGAGACACTAATCCAAGAGTTCAACACCAAGCAAGTCAACGTGTATTTTGGTTGCGCCAAGTTTGGCCCAGCCGATGACAGGACACACGATAACGTAGCCTTTGTCCAAGCCTTATGGCTAGATATTGATTGCGGCCCGACCAAGGGTGTACCGAATTCCAAAGGGAAGATCGAAGGCTATCTCGACCAGCAAACAGGGCTGGAAGAGCTTAAGAAGTTTTGCAAGACAGTCGGCTTACCTAGACCAATTTTGGTGAATTCCGGTAACGGTGTTCATGCCTACTGGTTGCTTGAAGAGATGTTACCCCGCACTGTGTGGGAGCCATTAGCCAAGCGACTAAAACAACTGTGCAAAGAACATGGCTTGATCGTTGACGACAAGGTGTTTGAAGCATCGCGGGTTCTTCGTGTACCCGGTTCAATGAACGTGAAGAAAGGTTTGGAGCCCAAACCAGTCAGTGTTTGGAACGAGGTTTCGCCGAGGCTGTCGGTTGAGAAACTACGTGAACTGCTGGGCGCACCCGAACCAAAACAAGCACTGGAAGAAGTGCCGGACTTCATACCGTCTTCCATGAGCCCAATGATGGAAGCGTTGTTGGGTAACAAGGTTAAGCGATTCAAGACCATCATGCTCAAGGGTGAGAACGGCTGTGCGCAACTGAATTACGTATTCCAAAATCAAGCCGAGATTGATGAGCCACTGTGGATGTCGGCGTTGTCGATTCCTGCTTTCTGCGTAGATGGAAACATGGCGGCGCACAA